ACCACCCATAGAGGTCTCTAGTTGTTCAGCCATATATCTTATTTCTTGTGCTGTGACACGCTCAGCGTCTCTTTGTATAGCTGTGTGTAATAAGAAAGCGTAAGACATACGTTCTTCTAAACGTCCTATGCTACGCTCTACTATTTGTAAATCGTATTGCTTCTCTGTTTGTAATACAGTTACATCATCTCTTTGTCCTGTAATGATGTCACCATTCCTAGTCTGTGCTAGGTCTCTTTTACGAGTCACTGCATTAGGTCTAACCATAAAGACTACTTTACTTGCAGCTGCTGATGACTCTACTAGTGATTGTGACAGTCCCTCTAGTGACCTTAAGTCTCCTAGAAATTCCTCTACATAACCACGTCCATAGTCCTCACCATCTACTCTTACCATACGTAATGCTTGGTAAGGCATATTGTCTTTAGGATATGTACCTATAGATGAAGGTATCTTGTGTCCCATAACTTCTTGGCATACATAGTACTTGCCGTCAGGTAATCTGTATATATGTGTATATATTTCACAGTCCTCATCTTCTTTGTAATCAGGATATTTACCTATAATTTGTAGTGTCTCTTCATCTAATGCGACTGGACTAATGCTTTCTTTAATAATTACTTCTAATAAATTACCATCTTCATCACGTCTGCACACAAATTGTGTTATACCATACACACGCATATTGCCTTTCTTAGGTAGATATGTTAGTACATTACCACTTACAATAAGATGTTTTAGTGCTTCAAATACAGATACTCTAAGTGCTAAGTTCTCTATCTTCTTGTGTATCTCACGTTCAATCTTACCTAGAGACCTTTCAATTTCAGATTGTAATTCAGGGTTCTGCTCTAGTTCTTCTTTAGTTTTACCTGATAAAGATAATCTAAAGAAAGGTGAGTTAGGTGGTAATAATAGTAATAGAAGTTTGGAAGCTAGGTTGTTAACACCTCGTGCTCCCACTGATTGAAATGGGGTATATAGTTCTGAGCTAGACTCGAAGCCGTCGTCAGGAATAAGGGTTGGTATTGTAAGTTCTGAGCACTCACGGGCTCTGTCTAGATAATGTTGTCTATCTGCTTGTAGCTTTTCATAGCGTTGCTTCGCTGTTTCTTTCATCATCTCTTGCATAATTAACTAATGTTTAGACCTGACCCTGAAGTAGGAATAGATAAGCCTGATGTTTGTAGAGCCTTTGTACCTCTACGTTTAACTTTCTTTTTCTTTTCTTCTTCAGTCATCTTATCTTCAGCTACCTTAAGTGTAGGTGCTATCTCTTCTCCTGATGGTGAAGCGATAGGTGGAGCTGGAGTAGGTGCTGGTGGTGGAGTGGATACTCTTGGGCTACCTGTGCACATATTATTTATCTCTCTCTTTAAGTTGATTAATAAAACGAACAACATCACGTTGTCCAGCCTTGAAGTATATGTCCTTCATTTCATCTGATAAGTCAGGTGACTGCTCAGGATATATAGTATTTAACAGCTTAATAAACTGTGGTACTGTCTTAGGTAGGGTGGTTTCTTCTTCATCCTTGCCTACTATATCTTTTATAAACATATTTTATCCTTCTAAAACGGGTACTTTAAGACCAAAGTGTACCAGTTATTGTTCCTTTATTGTATTCGGTTGCTCTATTCTCAAAGAAATTAGCATGTTCAACACCATTAAGTACCCAGTCTAACCATTCTAATGGGTTATCTTTTACTTTGTAGTTAGGTTTCAATGATAGTTGTAACAGTCTACGGTCAGCAATGTACCTTATGTATTGCTTAACTTGGTCAGGTTCAAGCCCACGAATACCACCTTGTTCAAATGCTAGGTCAATAAACTTATCCTCTAGCTCAACCATGTCTCTACACTGTTGGTAGATAGTGGCTTTGAAATCATCATTCCATACGTTAGGATTCTCTTTGATTAGTTCTTTGAATAACTTAATCATGTTCTCTACATGGTGTGACTCATCACGGATAGACCATGTAACTATCTGACACATACCTTTCATACGACCAAAGCGTTGGAAGTTAAGTAGCATAACAAATGAAGCGAACAGTTGTAGCCCTTCACCGAACGCAGAGAAACAAGCCATGTCTCTAGCTAGTCCTTCTACACCTTTACCTTTATCTTTAAACAGGTACTTGTGTTTGTCAGCCATCTCTTTGTATTCTTGAAATGCTTTGTACTCAGACTCAGGTAGACCTATGGTGTCATTGAGCAGTGAGTAGCTGTGTGCATGGTTAGCCTCAGCCGCAGCAAAAGAAGTCAACATCATGCGTACCTCAGGTGCTTTAAACTTAGGCATGTATTTATCTAGGTATGCCTGTGCTATATCTACATCACCTTGTGTAAAGAATTTAAGTATCTGATTAATTAGATTCTTCTCAGGGTCAGTCAGCCTTTCGTTCCAGTCTCTTACATCTTCATGTAATGATACCTCTGACGGTAGCCAGTGCATTTTCTGTTGCATGTCATAGGCTTCAAACGCCCAGTCATACGTGAATGGTTTATAGTATGTTCTCTCTTTGTTTAGCATTTATCCCTCGCAAGCTAGACATTCCCCATCAGGAATGATTGTTCGTTCTATCTTTTGTGATACTAGTTCTGCTCTCTTGATTGCTTCCGAGCGACAGTAGTATAGTGTCTTCAATTTTCTTTTCCAAGCCAACATGTGTATGTCATGTAACTCACGGATGTGTACATCAGCTGGAACAAATACATTAACAGATTGTCCCTGACAAATAAACTCTTGTCGGTCAGCTGCATGTTCAATAATCCACTGTTGATTTATTTCAATAGCAGTCTTGAATGTATCCTTCTCATAATCAGACAGTCCTTCCAGTTCTAACACTGACCCTCTGTTAGCTAGTATCTTCTTCCATGTCTTATCATCATTCATCCCTTTACTTTCTAATAGTTTCTCTAGGTGTTTATTCTTAACCAAGAATGAACCTGACATAGTCTTCTGTACATAGGCATTAGCCCTGTATGGTTCGATAGCTGGTGACGTAGTGCCACAAATAATTGAGCTAGAAGCGTTAGGTGCGATAGCAAGTAGGTGAGCGTTACGCATACCAGTGCCTTCCATGTCAGGTGCTTCACCTTTCTTAATAGCTAATCGTTTAGATTCTTTAACAGCTTGTTCCTTAATATGTTTAAACATCTGTAGGTTCTTAGACTTAGCCAATGCTGATTCAAATGGTATGCCTTTAGATTGTAAGTAAGAATGGAATCCCATTGCACCTAACCCTAAGCTACGTTCATTTACAGCAGAAAACTTAGCCTTGTATAAAGTGTCAGGTGCATTGTCAATAAAGTGCTGTAGCACATTATCAAGAAAGTGGATTAAATCAGGTATGAACATTGGGTCAGCTTTCCACTCATCATACTTTTCTAAGTTGACTGAAGACAAACAACACACAGCTGTTCGTTCTTCATTCGTTGGTAATGTTATCTCTGTACATAAATTAGAATGGTTTACTTTTAAACCTAAATCTTTTTGTGCTTGTGGTAGACCATCATTAACTGTGTCACTAAACATAATGTATGGCTCACCTGTGGCTACTCTGTTTTCTAATATACGCTGCCATAACTCACGGGCTGATATAGTTCTTACTATCTTATTTGTATGCGGGTCAATTAGATTCCAGCTATCATCAAACGTTGGTTCTTTAATGCAGTTGTCAATCAATTCCATGAAGTCATTAGATATGTTAATACCATGATGTAGGTTAAGACACTTCCTGTGTACATCACCACCACTAGGCTTACGCATATCTAGAAACTCTATAATCTCAGGATGGCTTACGTCCATGTAAGCGGCATAGCTGCCCCTTCTAGTCTTTCCTTGTGAGAAGGCTAACATCTCTGAGTCTACTACATGTAGAAAAGGTATTGACCCTGACGACTGAGACCCATTACTAGTGCCAGTTCCATCTGAACGAATGTGTCCCCAGTATCCACCAACCCCACCACCGACAGAAGCCAGCCATGCGTTTTCAGTGTAGTGTCCAGTCAGTCCTTCTCTACTATCAGGTACATAATTAAGGAAGCATGAAATAGGCATGCCTCTATCTGTACCACCATTAGTTAAAATAGGTGTAGCGTACATGAACCATAGCTTAGATGAATAATTATATATACGCTCAGCCATCTCATCATTATCAGAGAAAGCTTTAGCCGCTCTCATAAATGCCTCTTGTGGTGAGGTCTCTTCAGGTAACAAGTACCTATCATGTAAGGTAGTCTTACCAAACGAGGTTAACAATTCATCTCTGCTATAATCCATATCCACTCCTATAATATGTTGAGAGGGTTCACATGTGTGTTCTCTCTAATTAATATATCTATATACTCTTTTGCTTTCTTTAAGTCCTCAAGCTTACCTTCCATGTCCTTGTGCTTGGTACGCCAACGACATACATACTTGATAACGTTAGCCTCACAGTAAGGTATCTCATTCTCAATGATAAACGTTACAGGCTGTATCTTGTACTTGGCATAATGCTTGGGGTTGATTGCATTTATCTCTACCTTCTTTTTGGTTGCCATAGTTTTACTTCTCCAGTTTTTTTGTTGTACTCACCGTGCCGTAGTATACGAGCACACCTAGCTTGTTGTAATGCTTCAGCTTCTGTGTATCCCTTCTTATCATAGGCTTGTAAAACTTTGTCCCACAGGTCTAAGAGGGGTACATTAATATCTGTCCCTAGTATCTTCTCAGCTGTCTTGATACCCACAGTAGGACACCCAGTGTATCCGTCTACTGCGTCACCAATAAGTGTCTGAGTCATGAACCAGTAGTCAGCTTCATATGGTGTGACCCTTTGGATGTTAACACCATCAGAAGATACACCCACTGGTATTTGTTTTAAGTCTTTATCAATAGATACAATAACTTTATCTACATCAAAGTGTGGGTCAGGTGTGGTAGCTAAGATACCTAAGACATCATCAGCTTCTACGTTGTCCCACATGATTCCTTTGTGATGTTCCATAACATACTTACGCAACACTGGAAGTATCAGCGGCTTACGTTTAGCTTTACGATTGTCTTTGTATGTAGGTAGTACATCCTTTCTAAAATTAGTAGGGGATGTTAAACATATCTTAACTCTGTCTGCTTGTAAGTCTTGTTTAAGTTTCTTAATAGCTTCATCTACTAGACCACAGCACTTGTCTTCGTATGAATGTAATGTCCATAGTCCATTACCCCAGTTAACTGCCTCTTCATTTTGAAGAGCGGTCTGATAAATAAGAATGTCACCATCAAT